ATTCTCAAACTTTATGTATAATACGTTACTGGTTTCGCTCATGTACTTTATATGTTATATCCTGACCATTATAGGTGCTATAAGATTCGTTTGTTCCGATTACCTTAGCCATTCCTATCTCTAATAAATTACCTGCATTAGCTTCAATCAGATTGGTGCTTGATGCTTGTTCGTATATCTTATAAGTCCAACTGCCTAATGGTAACAATTCAATTGTTCCGCTTGAGTAGTTTATTGTTCCACTTGTCTCTGTTAGTATGAACTCATCATATCGCTCCTGGTGAGTACTGATGTTTGACTGTAAGAAAGTAACACTTACATCGGTTACATCATTAGTAAACACGAACAAATAGTAAGGACTTGTTATAGTCACTTTCTCCTGCAATGTGCAGATCAAATTAGTATTAGTATTCTTTGTGATTACAAACATCATAAATAAGTATAAGAAAATACGATTTTGTGTAAAAAAAAAGAGCGAACCTTTCGATTCACTCCTCTTTTTCTAAACCTAAAAACTATGAAATAAAAAGGTTAAGCAGGTACTGTTAATGTTGTTAGTAATGCAGGTGTTACAAAGTTAGCAGGATCTTTCTCTTTACCAGTGATTGTCAATGTATATCCCGACATATCTCCGAATGCTTTTCCTGTTGTTCCTTCTGCACCTGTTACATCCGCTCCGTAAACTTGTCCAATCAATTGGTAAGTTCCATTGTTATCTTTCACGATAACCATTAAACGATTCTGTAATAAGATATGCAATGCGTTTCTTCTTGCAGCAGTCATCTTACCTTTCAAAGTAAAAGTAACAGATTGGTCATAGAATAATGTACCATTCTCAACACTTCTTTGAGGTGTAGACATAAATTGACCATTCTCTTTATCCAATTGAAATGTCCAAAACTTTTTACCACTTGAACAAGTCATTGCAGTAATAACTCCTGATGTTGCTGTTATGTTTGCTTGAGGAACATTGGTGTACTCGGTGAGATAAATCTCAGCTACTCCACCAATTGCATCAGCACAATCGATTTCTACTCCGTTAATTATTATACAAGCCATTTGTTATAAGTATTTAAGGGAGAGGTGTTACCCTCTCCCGATTAATTAAGAATTTTTGTAAGTCACGATCTCTGATCCAAAGTTAATCTCACATCCTGCCTTCCACTTGATACTCCCGCGTACCAGTTGATCATCTAAGGAATACCAGAACTTAGCTTCTTCATATTCGTTGGCTAAGTCAGTTCCGTATACTAAGTTCTGAGGATAAGTACAAACGATACGATCATTGTATTTAGCTTGAGATGTTGCGATGTTGTTCAAACCATGCACAGCTTTAACCATCAATCCGCTACCTGGTAGTGTAATCTCGCCAGTCTTGTAAGCATCAGTAGTGTTTACATTGAAGTTAAAATTATCAGCATCTTTAAGAGCAATGATCAACTTACGGAATGTATCCCATCCACAGAATGCTACTAATGGATACTCAGGTCTTGCCAATAAAGCTACGGGAATCTTAGCATAAACATCATCAAAAATAGCGATAACATTTGAAGTAGTAATAGCGGCTGTTGCTGTTGCGTACACTGGAGATGCTGCATCGATTACTTTCAACCAACCATTCATTTGTTTCAATACTTGGTTACTTGTTGAAGTAGTGTCACCTTGCCATACTAACTGCTCCATACCGGAAGTAATGTTTTGAACAACTTGATCAACGATTAACTTTTCGAAAGGCAAAGAATCATAGTTAGAACCTGCGATTAATTTCGTAGATAAAAACTTGCTTTCTAATGTCTCAGGACAAAAAGTATCTTGCCATTTTAATTTAGTTACTGTCAATACACGATCAGAGAATACTGAAGAACCTGATGCACTGAAGGAGCACACCCCCCCTGCCTGAAAGGGGGCAGTATTTGTAAAGTTCATAATTGATTCAGCATTCTTAATACCTGCGATGATATTGATACCAGGATATTGTAATGTTGCAGCTTGTGTTATCGCTGCTGTGTAAATTCTGTCTGCGTTTTCTCTAACGTAGTCAGTTAAGTCTGTTACTGTAAATCCAGCCATTTCTTTAAATTTATTTAGTTAATATTTATTTGTTTAATTCTTTTTCAATTCGTAATATATCAGCTTTGAAAGATGATCTTTGATCCTTCACAGAGAATGGTTTATTTACCTTTTCTGTTGGTGCTACTGATGGTTCAGATGAGATTGCCTTAACAATTCCGAACATCTCTTTATTGATGTCTTTCAATGCTTTGTTCTCATCAACTAATGACTTGAACATTGAACTGAAATCTACCTTTATTGGTTCGAATCCTTCAAGTTCTAAAGAGAAGATATGCTCTTCAACTTGTGACTTAATAACTCGCTTTGGTGCTTTCTCTTCCATTGCTCCTGTTGCAGGTGTTGTTGGTTCAGCTACTGCTACCGGTGCATTTGTTTCACCTGCAGGTACTTCTTCAGCTTTCTCATATTCTGCTACAAGTCCACCCATTACAACTAACTTAGAACCATCCTCCATTACATATTCTCCATCGGGCATCGGAAGGATTCCTTCAGGTGTTACTACATTAACCGCTACACCTTGTGCTAATTCGGGAGCATCATATTGAACGATAGTCACACCATCCATCAACTTAGCTTCTGTAAAAGATTGTTCTGTTGTTACAATAGGTTCTACATTGAATTTCTCAATAAGACCTTTCAATTTTTCGATTCCTTCTTTTAGGTTCATGTTGTTTTTTATATATAAGTATAGTTAAATTTAGTATTGTGTAATTTGATTTAGTATTTTTAAGAATTGATCTTCAAAAGTTTCCTTATATGGAACTAAATCAAACATACCTTCTACCGATACCCCTTTGAAGTTACCGCTCTTTACGAACTCATTCCACATCTCATCATCCTGGAACTTGTAAGATATGAACCATGTCCCATCAGGAAGATCACTAAACATCTCCGGTGCTTTGATTCCCATTGATGCATCCGATACCCATGAATTTTTCATGATGATACCATCTAACTTCTTAGAACCATCATGCATCTCGTTTACATTGTTGATGTAGTTTTTGCTCATGAACTTCTCCTGCATGATGTTAATCTGCTCTTTATCGAAGATTACATAGAACTCACCCATTTTCTCGTTACGTCTGTATATCGGTAAATCGGGAATCATTGCAGGTGATACGATTATCTTTCGTTCCTCGTTAATTGCGAACTGCTCTTTGTGGTCAAATGCAAACCAATTCACTTGTATAGCAGGTGAATCAACTAATGCAATGTAATCTACACCCGAATCCTCTTTGTCGGGATCAATAACCATTCTATAAATCGGTAACTTTTTATCCATATTATTAAGTATAAATATTTTATTTTTTGTGTATTATAAAGATGCTCTTTCTTCAATTGTATTAACTCTCTTCTGAGATTTCGTTATATCTGTCTCAACTACTACCGCTTTGATTGTTGGTTGAGAATTACCCATAGCTGACTTAATCGTTCCATCTGCATTCAATTGAGTACTTCCAGAACTTGGAGGTTCTAATGATACCCCTCCACTTGCTGATCCTAATGATGCCATTGCACCTCCACCACCTCCACCGGTACTTGTAGAAGTATATTGTGTAGCTGCTATCTTTGCTATTGATGCTGCACCTGTTAATACTGTTGCTGCTAATGATGCAATACCGATAGGTGATGGTACTGGACCGATAGCTAATGGTGCTTGAGATAGTGATTTAATAGCTGCCATTGCTGTACTTAAAATTGCACCGGTTAAAGCTAATCCCTTATTAACCTTAAATTGTTGTCTCGCTGCTTTTTCTTCTTCTGCACTTCCTTTCTTAACATTAGCCATCTTAATGGAAAAGTACAGATCAGCTAAACCTTGCATTGCTTCGTTACTTTTCTGTGCTATTTCTAATGTTGCTGCTGCCTGTGTTAATCTTAGCTGTCTTTCTTTCTCTGCATATTTCTCTCTTATTAAGAACTTAGCTGCTTCATCATCTTCAACCAATTTCAACTCAGCATCCATCTGTATCTGAAGATTCTCTAATTGACCTGCATATGTTTGAGCATTCTGAAATTCAATTAATTCCTTTCTTGATGCTAATCTGCTAAGTATTTTTTGTGTTTCTGCTTCAGCATCTGCATCTGCCTTTGCTTCTCTAAGTAATCTTTGTTTCTCTTCTTCATCAGCTAAATATTTTTTCAATCCACTAAGTCCCTCTACAACTTTTCTTGACTCTGCTGCCCTTGCTTTACTTTCTTCTAATTCTTTATCATCTATTTCCTTTTGTGTTTTTGCTTCAGCTTTACTTATGTTTACTTTTTCAATACTTAATAATTTTAAGTTTTTTTGTAAGTCCAGTAAATCCTCTTTCTCTTTTGCAATAGCATCTAAATCCTCTTTTGATCTTTCTGCTTTATTTATTTGTATTTGTTTTTCTAATGCATCAGCTTCTAAGTTTTTACCCAACTTTCTATCAATAGCAGCAGTTATATTCATTGTTGTTTCCCACAATGAATTATTAGTCTTTACATCTTCTACTTTCGATTTATGAAGTCTAATGCTTGTCTGAATTTCAACAATCTGAGCAGCTATTAATTTCTCTTTAACTGCTATGATCTCTCTTTCACTTCCTCCTTGAGCAGTTAATAATTCAATCTGTCTTTGACTTGATCTGTTTAATAGTTCAGTCGATTTCTTTTGTTTTTCTAATTCTTTTGTTAAAGTAGATGTGGCAGATGATACACCATTCAACTGATTATACAATGCATATGCTGCTGCACCAATAGCTAATAATGCAGTTAAAAATGCAGTAATAGGATTAGCTTTGATAACTAAACCTAATTCTTTGAACGCATCACCCATTGCCATTACTCCCTTAATACCATCAGCGAATGCAGATGCTGCTTGAACTTTGAGTAATGTTTTCTGTAACTCTTCACCCTCTGCACCGAACAATGCAGCAGCACCTTGAGCAGCTTGAAATCCACTTGCTAACCCACCTACAACATTGCTAACTGCTTGTATCTTACCTTCAGGATTAAACGCTTTGATCTCACTATTCAAGTCACCTATATCATCCTTAATGCCTCCTAATCTTTCTAAGGTTCTAACATATTCCTTTGATCCTGCTGTAAGTCCTTCTAAGGTCTTTTGCGTTTCTCTGAACTCTTTTTTTAACTCGGATAAACTCTTAGCACCACCATCGGCATCTACATTTATCTTTATCGCTACTTCTTTGTCTGCCATTATTCCTGTATTATTCTATAGGTTAAATAAATAATTATATCGCTGTTTCCTAATGTTGGATTTGCTGCTTGTGCTGTTAAATAAACTCCCTTATTAGATATTAATTGAGTATCTGCTGCACCACTTATACCTTGCTGAGCCGATACACCTATTCTACTTACTGTAGCATTCAACCCATTACTAAAAACGTGCTGAACTCTTGTAGCTGTATCAGTATAGATATTCAATGTTGTACTTACTGCATAAGCTATGCTGTTGAAGTTTACCTTACAAGCTGCTGTCAATACTTGAATGTAATATCCTGCTCCTGGAGATGGTATCAATAAGTATGGTGTAGTAAACAATGTCAATACACTTGCACTCGGTATCGTTATTGTTTTAGTTTGGTTTAAGCTATCCTCATTCAATACCACACCATTGATATACATCGAATTGCTCTCAGTAATCTCAGTATCGAATGTGTTGATTAATGTTACATTATTCAATCCTCCTCCAATAATACATCCGCTACTACCTAACAATGTTATACCTTCACTGTTACCGATTACATTGCTATTGCCATTCACAATGCAGCTTCTTACATTGTCACCATAGATGTTACCAGTCCCTCCAGTCATTGCTCTCGCTCCACCTGTTACTCTGATATTATCAATCGTTCCTGCATTCCATGTGTTTATGATGGGAGGAATCTCATTGGATGAACCGAATGCCGAACCTATACCACCAATCATATAATGTAATGTAGGTGTAAATGTACCGGTATCTTTAATCTTTAAGAACTCGCATTTTGTTACATCATTCTTCAAAGGATCGTAATCAAATACCTTATTAAGTCTGAAGTAATCATTCTGAAAGTAGAACTGATTCCTAAAGTCTAAATTCCTAATATCTGATGGTCTCAAATAGAAATAAGCTGTAAGAATCTTACTGTCTCTATCTGTGATCTCATCGATTAACTTCTTATGGAATCTGTTGAAGATATTGTTATTCGTATAATAGAAAGTATTATAGTATATCTCTTGAGGAACTCCAAAGGATAGGTCTAATGTTGGATTCGTAGGTTCATCTACATGACCTGCATACAAGTACTGAGTAACAGTATGAACACCGCTTACTCTTCCATTATACTGATATGCTACATTGGACGTCTTTACCCCTCCGTTATAAAGCAATCTGATGTTAAATGCTTTGCTCTTTACAATATTTGAACTATCCACATCCCATATCCTGGAGATGATTCTATTACTTGCATTGTCACCGATTAATGGTGTAGCACTAAATATTACTTTGTTCTCACTTGTTCCGGTTAAGAACTCGTTATCTGTTACATATCTAAATCTTCCATATGTCTCAGAATAGGTATCCTTATACTTCTTATTAAAGTAATCTGTATCATCCGTATAGGTAAAATTAAATTCTTTGTTATCCAAATCACCCATCGGCTTGATGTCAATCGGTTTTGAATTATCTAACTTATAAGACCAGTCTACATTAGTACCTGAACTATAGAAATCATCCCTCGTTTCAATGAGTAGATTACTATCGTTATTAGGATCAAGGTCAATGTATAGATTGAACATCTTAATGACAGATAATAAGAAATCCTTCTGCTTAGTCTTTAACGGAACAGCTTGATTCATAATACAAGTATCACCCTCAATAATACCTGTTACCGGAACAAGGTTCTTGAATGTACCACCATTAACTCCTAATGTACCTGAAAACCCATCTGCTCCATAAGAAAACTTACTAAAGGCAGCAGTAATTTTAATCCTATCACCTGCATTTAAAAATATATTTGTAATGCCAATAGTCATTACTGAAGATGCTGCTGTTGTAATATAATCATCAGC